GGGAGAAGATTGCTTCTATCAGCATTAGCTTAGCAGATAAAGGGTCATTAAAGCTTTTTTATACTAAAGATATACTCAAAGATCAAGATGACATAGTTAAAAGGAAATGGTTCAAATTCCTACGAGACATGAGGAATTTTGCCATGTCTAGGCTACTATCATTTGACCCAAAAGACATAGTCAAAAAAACATTAGATAAGAGAGACTACAAGAATCTCGCTGCCACAAACGACCAAAGCAAGGACCCTACCATGAGTGAATCGTCATTATATGGATCTACTAGATCAAGCTACCAAGCATTAGAAAACACAAAACTGATCATCAGACACTCCAAGAAGATACAGGAAGAAAGTCCAAACAGTAGGACTAGGAACATCGAAGCCCTTTATATACAGAGCGGCGACGGAGAACGTTTTAAGTATCCTTTCGTGCATCTCGCAGGTGCTAGGGCTATGCAGAGGCATGTAGCAAACAACGGTAACCCTTATGATAATTTTGGACAATATATAGTCAGTCTAAGTGAGCAGGTTTTTAATCTTCGTAGATTTAACAATCTTGTTAGCCGCAATGCTTTCTTAGAAAACACAGAAGTAGCGGAGATAGCAGGGGCAGCTAGGCAAAAAGTACAAGAAGTCAAGAAGACGCTCGAGAGGATACAGAAGCAAGGTGGTTATAATGATATCAAGGAAAATTTCACTATCTTTGTAAAGAGAGATCTCGATGCACAAGTTCTAGAGGATCTAAAGAATAGGTTTACTATACAACAGTTTAATGAAGAACTTGTTGAACTCTTTCCTTACATAACAGATCTATTAGGTGAGGTCCGTACTGACGAAATTTCAGATAAGTTAGCCAAAAAAGTTCAGTTCAAGAGAGCACAGAATTATGCTGCTGCTGATAACAACCCAACAGGTGGTAGTCCTGAAGAAGAAAAAGCTTGGGAGAAATACAAGAAGAATACTGCCATAATGGCTAAGAGGAATCGCGGATTTGCTGAAAGTAATTCACCTATAAAGCTAAACGGAAAAGAAATAAACGTTAGCTCATTAGAAGTTGTAAATCCTGATCCAGACGATTATCCAGATTTCAGTGATGCTTATTTTGATTCTGGGTCGTACACAGACGGTACACCATTAAGCGACCAAGAACTTGATATGTTACGAGACCAACAGGGTGATTTGTTATGGCAGATGGCTATGGATAACCTACATGAAGCTGGAGGCACACAATCAGTAGGTTGGCCGCAAGATGATGTATCAGAAGCTGGTAAGAAATCAGACAAGAAAGTCGATGAACCAACTGATGCCGATCGTGCAGAAGAACCTTGGGATTATAATCGTTACGGATCAGATCCTGAAACAGAGCGCAACGAGATAACCGATCTAGAAAAGATGGTCAACAGCATGCCTCAAATCGCTATAGAACCTTATAGCAAGGAATTTATACAGAAGGCACTAGATGTAACACAGCGCCAGATAAAAGATCTAGAAAAGAAGGCAGCAGAAAACCCAAAAGACAATAAGACTAAATGGGCTCTTGAAAAGGCACAGGCACGCCTGGGATTATTCCATGCAAGGCAAGCAACAGCAGATCCTAAAGTTGGAAATGTGATTACTAAAAATGGTCTCCTAATAGACCATCTAGCAAAGCACATCAAAGACGATAGATTATCATTATTATTATCGAGGATAGGCGAAGACTATGCGGAATTATCAAAACCTGAGCAGAAAAAAGTTGTAGAACTTGTAAATCTAATAAAATCAAAACAAAAATTAGTGAGCCCATTTACTGCCGAATCGACTACATTTGAGGAATTAGAGAATGTACTGAGCGGACAGAGTACGATAGAAACTTTCGAAGAAGATCTATCAAAATATGATCCAATCATGGAATATATTAGGCTTTTGGACGGTGAAGTATTAGAAGATAGCGACCTACAGAACCCAGACGAAGATGTCAAAAAACAAGCATTAGACAAATTAAACAAACTAATGGCAGACCATTTCCCTGTGGGAACAAATGGTATAAATGCTATAGAAAGCTTAAAGGGCATCATAGATGATCCTGAGCTAAATGATGAATTTAAAAACCTAAGTCAGAAGGATGCAGACACTTGTGCTCGTCCAGCTATCATGGCATGGATAGAAAAGAATGCTCCAGAAGTTGCTAACGAAGTTGATACAGGCGATATGGAACAAGATCCTAAAAACCCAAATAATCAAGATGAACCTTCGGCGCCAGAAGAACCAGAACCTTCAGAACCATCTACTGAAGAAACTGCCGATCACATAGACAGTTCATCGGAAATCGAAGAATACATAAAATCATTATACGATTATACAACCGGACATTTCCCAAGAGGAGAGACTGGTGTTATTGAAAGTGTTAAAAAGAAGTTTGGGGAAGGTGCAGTAGGACATGCACAGTCCTTCATAGAACAATTAAAGAATAGTTTTGATGAGAATTTACAAAGGATGAAAAAGATCGCAGGTGCACCGGATCATGAAATGCAAGAAGAACCCGAAAGCACATTTGAAGATCTAATGAGAATCAGGAAACTATCTGGACTCAAATAAATCATAAAATAAACATTGACAGACTAAATAAAACTGCGCTATATTACTATAGTGCAGTTTTTTATTAGGCACAGCCAAAGGCATAACATAAGGAGACAGGCAAAATGGCATCATTAGCAGAAATTCGTGCAAAGTTAAAAGAACAAGAGTCCCGTACAGGGGGCAATCAGGGCGGTGGAGACAATGCAGTTTATCCGTTCTGGAACCTAAAGGAAGGACAAGAAGCAGTAATCCGCTTCCTTCCAGATGGTGACACAAGCAACACGTTCTTCTGGGTAGAACGTGCGATGATCAAACTTCCATTTAACGGTATCAAGGGACAGACGGATAGCCGCCCTACACAAGTACAAGTACCTTGCGTAGAAATGTGGGGTGAAACTTGCCCGGTCCTAACAGAAGTCCGTGGATGGTTTAAGGACAAGAGTCTCGAAGATATGGGTCGAAAGTATTGGAAGAAGAAAAGCTATCTTTTCCAAGGATTGGTGATCGAAGATCCTATCAAGGAAGAAAATACACCAGAAAATCCAATCCGTAGGTTGATTATCGGACCGCAGATTTTCCAGATCGTGCGTGCAGCATTGCTTGATCCTGAGATTGAAGATCTACCAACTGACTATGTACATGGTTTAGATTTCCGCATCGCTAAGACTAGCAAGGGCGGATATGCTGACTATTCTACATCAAAGTGGGGGCGCAGAGAACGTGCTTTAAGCAACGACGACGTCGCAACCGTCAATAAGTACGGATTGTTTAACCTCAAGGATTACTTGCCTAAGAAACCAACAGACGTTGAGCTAAAAGTCATCAAGGAGATGTTTGAAGCATCAGTTGACGGCGAAGCATATGATGCGGAGCGTTGGGGACAGTATTACCGTGCAGCCGGTATGAGCCAAGCAACTGGCGACCCGAATACTCGTGCTAAGTCTGCAGATGACGAGGATGATGTTCCTTTCGACACAACGTCTGCTAAGGCAGCTCCTGTAAAGGAAGAAGCAAAGCCGGCAGGTGGTGATAGCAAGGCAAATGACATCCTTGCAATGATACGTCAAAGACAATCTAAATAAAAGCAAAGATATATGGGGGAGTAACATCCCCCGTTGTTCTTTTAATCTGGAGGTATGAATGGCAAAAGTATTTGATTTAACAAAATTCCGTAAGAGCTTGACTAAAAGCATCGACGGTCTCGGCGTAGGATTTAATGATCCTACTGACTGGGTTAGCACTGGTAATTATGCCCTAAATTATCTGATAAGCGGCAATTTTAACAAGGGCATTCCACTGGGAAAGGTGACTGTTTTCGCTGGTGAAAGCGGAGCAGGAAAGAGCTATATCTGTTCAGGAAACATCATTAGACATGCCCAAGAACAAGATATATTCGTTATTTTGATTGATAGCGAAAACGCACTAGATGAGAAATGGCTACACGCATTAGGTGTCGATACTAGCGAAGCAAAGCTTTTAAAATTAAACATGGCTATGATTGATGATGTCGCAAAAACCATCAACGAGTTCATGAAGGAATATAAAGCAATGCCCGATGGCGAACGTACTAAGGTGTTGTTTGTTATCGATTCCTTAGGCATGCTGCTTACGCCTACTGATGTAAATCAGTTTGAAGCAGGTGATTTGAAAGGTGATATGGGCCGTAAACCTAAGGCGCTTACAGCACTTGTTCGTAACTGTGTCAACATGTTTGGTAGCTATAACGTAGGTATGATATGTACTAATCACACGTATGCCTCGCAAGATATGTTTGATCCTGATGACAAAATATCAGGTGGTCAAGGGTTTGTCTACGCATCAAGTATCGTTGTTGCGATGAAAAAACTTAAACTAAAAGAAGACGAAGATGGTAATAAGGTTTCTGAAGTAAACGGTATACGTGCAGCTTGCAAAATAATGAAAACACGTTATGCGAAACCTTTTGAGAGCTTACAGATAAAAATACCTTATGAAACAGGGATGAATCCTTATAGTGGTCTTCTAGAACTTTTTGAGAAGAAAGGTGTTATCACACAGCAAGGTAATAGGCTAAAATATATTGACTCCAAAGGCAAAGAATATCTAGAATACCGTAAACAATGGACCGGAGAATTGCTGAATATGGTCATGGAAGACTATATACATATCAAGCCAGCAATATCTGATAACACGTTGTTGGTTGATAGTGAAACCGGAGAAATATTAGAATGAATGAAGCACTTATCGTTGAATTGTGGGACTTGATCAGAGAATACTCAGATAAGAAACAGATATCTATAATAGCTGAAAAATACGTGGAACTGCTAAGCGATCACGGTGCTAGAGATAATGATATCCGTGATGCATTAGGTCATGATGATTCATTAGATGAAGCAATTAAAATAGTCTTAGACATTGAAGACGAAGATGATTACGATCAAGATGATGATGAGTAAAAAATGAGTTGGTACGCTAAGGTTAGCCAAGATATTACCTGTATTCCAGATGCTATCGCATTTTATGAACATGAACTCATAGATGCTAAGCGAGAAGTTCGTATCACTGGAAATATCGAAAAATCTGCTGCTGCTATGCCAGGAGTAGTGGAACAGAGATATAATCAGCTACAGGAGATCGAGGCTATCTTAGAATATCTGAATATCGAACTTCGCCGTCTGCGTAGCCAGTTTTTCAAGAAATATCTCGAAAATTATCAACGTGCCCTCAGCAGCAGAGATGTTGAAAAATACGTAGACGGTGAAGGCGATGTAGTCGATTATGAGAAAATAATAAACGAATTTGCGCTCTTGAGAAATAAATGGCTAGGTATAATCAAAGCTCTAGATATAAAACAATGGCAGCTCAGTAACGTGATAAAACTACGTGTAGCTGGTATGGAAGATGCGACTCTTTGAACTTGACTTTTGTGTGCGTAACCATGTATATTTGTATTATGTTTACGTACATAGAAGAAATAATCGGTTTTTTATATAATCCAGCTACTAGAACTGCTGAAGTCAAAATACCTTCTAGAGATAAAAGCGTATTGTTTAGCATGGCTAAGCAGCTTTCTAACTCTATTTCTTTAACAGAAAAACAAGCAGGATTGGCTTTAAAAATACTTAAAAATAATGCTGATGAACTTTCATTTATATCCGGATTCCGAGATCTAATAGAAAATCCTCGATACAAAACTCCTTTCCGTGTGATAGATTCTACCAAAAAGATTTTCTTTGTTGACTATGAAAAAGAAAAATATATAGCTGTTAAAACTTTATTTGATCATAAGATACAGAAGTCGTTGTCTAATTTAAAAATAATAAAAAGAATTAGTAACAATACGAGCCTCTATAGAATATCAGAACAAAACATAATCAAAATTGTTGATAATCTAAAAGATTTTAATTTTGAAATAGATAATACAGTTGATAACTTATATAAAGAGCTCAAAGAAATAGAAAAAAATCCAGAAAGATACGTTCCTTGTGTTTCTCTAGAAGATGGAGTATTAGAGGTAAAGAATTCTAATCAATATGTCATAGACTATTTTAAAAATAATCAAACTAATGAATTATTATCTGATCTTTTCTTTGCAAGAAGCATGGGATTATCTTTTTCTAAATCTATTATGCCTAGTATAAATCCTAATAACAAATATATAGAAAATATGCTATTTTCTGGAAATAATAGATTTATGATCTCAACAGAAGAGACGGCTGAAATAGAGGATATTACATCAGAAATAATAACATCTAGCCGATTATATCCTGTGCTAGTAATGTTAGCTGACGATCAAAATTTACAAAATACTATCAAATCCTGGTATGCATCTTTATCTAAAAATAAGGTAGAAAATTCACAGATTAGTGTGCTTTTTAGAAGTTCTCATAATAGAGATTTTAATCAATCTATAAAAGATTTAAAATTAAATAACATTGTTGATGAAGAAACTAAGGTAGTTTTTATCAGCAATAAAGTTCCAAAATTATTATATAAAATAGGTGTTAAACCTAAGATGATAATAAGCAGTTCAATGTATCATGCACATTATACTAGCCAAAAAATGGTTGAAATACATCCATTAGTATTATATCATACTAATCACTCTCGCAACAATCTAGGAAACAATATTGCCAAACTGTAAGCTAATCATTAAAGACGAAGTCAACATAAAGCTAGAAGGACTTAGTCTAGAGGCTCGTCGCAAATTAGCCAATAAATTCAAGTTTGAAGTACCGTGGGCTCGGTATCAACCTAGTTATAGACTAGGCAGATGGGACGGGACTGTAGCGTTCTTTGGAGTCGGCGGAACCGGTTACATAAATCAACTCGATGAGATATTGCCTATCTTAGAAAGCATGGATTATGATCTAGAAATCGAAGATCTTAGGCAGCACGAATCTATAAAATTTGACGAAATTTTTGAAGATTTTTGGGGAAATTTGACTTGGCCTAAAGGACATAGATTTGAGGGACAACCAATAAGATTGCGCGATGATCAAGTCGAAGTAATCAACAATTTCTTATCAAACCCACAAGCACTCCAAGAAGTAGCTACTGGTGCAGGTAAGACCATAATGACCGCAACTTTAAGCAAAATCTGCGAAAAATATGGTCGTACTATGGTGATCGTTCCTAACAAGAGTCTAGTAGAACAAACAGAAGAAGATTATATAAATGTTGGTCTTGATGTAGGAGTGTATTACGGTGATCGCAAAGAACTAAACAAAAAACATACCATATGCACATGGCAAAGTTTGAACATATTAGACAAAAAATCACACGATTTTGACACCCTTTCATTAGCAGAATTTACCGAGGGTGTGGCAGCAATAATCATTGACGAAGTTCATCAAGCAAAGGCAGATGTGCTTAAAAAACTACTAACTATAAATTTTGCAAACTCACCAATACGTTGGGGACTAACTGGTACTGTACCAAAAGAAAAATTTGAATTTGAATCAATACGATGTTCGATAGGAGAAGTTATCAACCGAGTCACTGCTAATCAATTGCAGGAGAAAGGCGTATTAGCACAGTGCCATGTAAATGTCTTGCAGATAACAGATATCAAGGAATTTCGCAACTATGCTGATGAATACAAATATCTCGTAACTGACAAAGATCGCATGAACTGGATGGCAAAGAAGATAAAAGAGATATCAAAGACAGGAAACACATTAGTCTTAGTAAATCGCATAGATACAGGAAAGATACTCGTCGATGAGATATCCGAAGCTGTTTTTATAAGTGGCGCTGTAAAGACCAAAGATAGGAAAGAAGAATATGACGAAGTTAAAACAAGCGATGATAAGATTATTATCGCTACCTATGGAGTTGCTGCTGTGGGCATCAATATTCCTCGTATTTTTAATTTGGTATTGCTGGAGCCGGGAAAGAGCTTTGTCAGAGTTATCCAGTCTATTGGACGTGGCATCCGCAAAGCTGAGGACAAGGACTTCGTACAGATCTGGGACATAACATCAACCTGCAAATATGCTAAGAGGCACCTCACAGAAAGAAAAAAATTTTATAAAGAAGCAAAGTATCCATTTACTGTTGCTAAGATAGATATATGATTGGAATAGAAATGCAAATATTGACATTAGATAATATAACATTTAATCTAAACAATTTACCGGAAGAAGTAGACGAAGATCTAAGATTTGCTGTATTAGATAATTCTAATCCAAGCGAACCTGATTTTTTCTTCCAACCTTTGGTATTCTTAGAAAGCTTCAATGCTCCAGCTGTAGTGTTGAAGATTGGAAATCATGAGATACAGATGCCATTAGATTGGTGTGTAGTAGTCGGTTGTCGAGAGAGCGGCAACGATCTAGAGGTTATACCGATTACTAGCCTAACCGACAGAGGGTTTGACACTTTTATATTCAATCCTCTCTCAAACTTTAAGTTTGAATTTATGGATATAGAGATAGTAAACATCTACATAGATGTTAAATGGTACTTTCCTAAAATGCGGAACGGACAGATATTAGCAGTACCTCTAAGAGACGGACCTAAGCCCCCTTGTGCATATTTCGTAAAAGAGATAAGTAGACAGAGCGAGATCATACAATACGCTAAATTGATGTAGATGGACAAAGACAGTAACACATTCATTTTTGAATCTCCCGATGGTGGTAATATTGTCTTTAGAAGACCACCTCAGCAGATAGATAGAGAATTAGTTTCAAAATCTACTCCGGATCTATTCACATACTTAGAATTTAATGAAATCAAAAAACTAGCAGAAACGAACACATCGATCAAGATAGCTCTTGATAATCTCTTGCTTATCTATTATACTATAAAAGATGACAGAAAAGATTGAACTTAAAGAAAAGATTGCGGCTGTAGATCTTGGAGCTAAAAATCTCTGGAATGACATAACCGACGATCAGAGAAAAGCTTTAAAAAACGAATTTTGGATACTAAATCGCTACATAAGCAATGTAAAAACCAGCAACAGAGATCATGCTGCACATTATGTTCTTACAGTAAATGAATACTTCAATAAGAACTGGGCAGAGATACAGAAGCATCCTAAACTAGCATGGTTATTACTCTGTATGTGTAGTTACGATGGAAAGAAAACATTCTATCATGAATGGATAGCGGGTGGTAAAAAGAAAACAAACAGCAAGAGGCAAAAGCTATTAGATTCTGTATATCCAAATCTTAAAAGAGACGAAATAGAAACACTTGCAGAGATTAGCACAAATGATGAACTTAAAGAACTCGCTAGAGAAATCGGATGGTCAGAAAAGGAGATTAAAGATCTCTGATTATGTATGCAGACACTGCGGGAAAACGTTTGTCAAGGAAAAGACTCTAGCTGTTCATATGTGCGAACCTAAACGCAGGAATGGGCAAAGAGATGAACGAAGAGTACAGGCTGGATTCTATGTGTATAATAGATTCTATAAGCTCACACAAAACAGTAAAAATGAAAAAACATACGACGAGTTTTGCAAAAGCCCGTATTATAATGCTTTCGTAAAATTTGGAAGTTTTATGAGCAATGTAAATCCATTATATCCGGATAGATATATTGATTGGATTATAAAGAGTGCTATTCCTTTAGACAAGTGGTGCAGAGAAGAACTATATGACAAATATGTCTTAGATCTAATAAAGACAGAGAACGTAGAATCTGCTAGCGAACGAACAATAAATAATATGATTGCTTGGGCTGATAAAAATTCTGCACAATGGAATCATTACTTTTTATACGCTAACTTAAATAGAATAACCTATGATATAAGAGATGGCAAGATTTCTCCCTGGGTGCTATTAAATTGCGATAGTGGTGTAGCAGCACTCAAGAAGATGTCAGATGAACAACTACAGACGATTGGTCCAATGATTGATGTTTTGTTTTGGACCGATCGTTTTAAAAATCATAAGTCAGACCTTGAATTTATAAAAAACCTGATCAAGGAGGCAAATATATGATGGTACAAGAAACCACTGAAATAGTAGTAGTTGATCTAGATTACGAGATATCCTCTGATAAAGAAGAAAGATCAGTTACTTTTAAATTTTCTAATTTTCAAAATGAAGCACAGATGGAAAAGTTTAAAAATTATATGAAAGATAATCTTCCTCTCCTTCTGTTTACTAGCGATGTGCAACACTAATGCCAGATATTGATATAGATTTTCTAGATCGTACAAAAATACTTTCAATGATTCCTCATAGGGTCGCTATGAGGAATCATAACGGCCAGAAACTGAAACATAATACTGGTGTATACTTCCATGAAGTTCCACACGATATATTTTCTAATATTTCTACGATAGATTATGAGAATGCAGAAAAAAGAGGATACTTTAAGATTGATTTCTTAAACGTAAGCATGTATGAAGGTGTGAGAGATGAAGCGCACCTGACGCATTTGTTAAACACAGAACCTCTATGGGATCTGTTAGAACATGAAGAAGTTGTAAATCAGCTTTTCCACATAAACAATCATTTTCCTATAGTTAAAAAACTCAAACCAAAGAGCATAGAACAGTTAGCAGCTATACTAGCTATCATAAGGCCAGCTAAGAGATCTCTAGTAGATCAGAGCTGGGATATCATAATGGCAGAAGTTTGGAAGAGACCTGAAGAAGATCTATACTTCTTTAAGAAATCTCATGCTATAGCATATGCAGCAGCTATTGTAGTACAATTAAATTTGATATGCGAGAAAATAAGTTTAGGATATACTTAGCGCCTTCGGATTAGTTGGACACTGCGCCTTTTGATCCTCTTGACCATTATATTGTGCAAACTCACTACCGGACCAATCATTATGCTAACATCCTTAGTCGTGAAATTCCTTATAGCATACCTAAAAGGTTCCATTTCTTTCCTTAGGAATATGTTTATAGGTATCATACGATTAGATTCCCACCACCATAGCTCACCTAGTTCAATGAAGGACTTTTTGTGTTCTTCGGTCTTAAAGACATTAAAATCATAGATGCTCGTGATGTTAGGATCTTGGTTTATTATTATACCTACATATTCTTGGCTACCGTAGGTGATCACAGATATGAATGGAAAATTTTCCTGCAGATTTTCTGTTAAACTAGTCATAAATATAAAAAAGGTCCATTATCATGTATAATCAAGCTGCGTATTTATATCCAAACGTTCAGACATTTTATACAGATCTGGTTGCTAGCACAACAGGATACAGGAAGATGTATAACAGAACATTAAATTTATATAAAGGCATCGATAACACATTTTCTGTGAAACTGCTCAATGGAGATCAGAAGTTATTAAATGTTGTTGGACAGACATTATTCTGGACTTTATTAGACAAAGACACTGCTGAAGTGAAATTCCAGACAAGCATCGTAGTCAATGGCGGGTTTAATTCTCAAGTACCTATTACGATAGGCGAGGGAGATCTAGAATCTATAAACAGCGGAAAATACATATATAGTGTCTTTCTAGTTGATAGCAACAACAAGAAGACCATATTATACGGAGATAGCCAATACGGTGCTAGCGTCCCAGTTGAGGTCATAAGCAATAGCTTCCCCCAAATCTATCCATCGCAAGAAGTCGACAGCAGCTCATTTACTAATTCTGGATACGTGGGATCTACAGGAAGTAGCTTGTATACTAGCGCATTGAATGCTAGACCAGAGCTAAACAATCATAATAATGCCTTACATACTGTTGCGGTTTACAGCACTAACTATTCAGGGATAGTGAATATCGAAGCTACCTTAGAGAATGGAGTAACTGATGTTACAAATTGGGCTACTGTAGATAGTATAAGCATCTCATCTACAGATACTATAAATTACACGAACTTTAATGGTATATACACCTTCGTTAGATTCCGCATGATAGCCGGAAATATGAACACTGGAACAGTTGACAAGATCCTCTATAGAAGCTAAAATATAAACATGACGCTTTATGACGACATGTTAGCATTACTTCCTCGGAAGAAACAAACTCCAAACGGATGGGTTAGTTTCAATGCAGTCTGTTGTCACCATAACAATGATAGTAGAGATACAAAAAAACGCGGTGGATTAAAACGCACAGAAGATAATGGAGTCACATACCATTGTTTTAACTGTGGATTTAAAGCTAGCTGGAGACCAGGTCGTAACCTCGGTACACGCATGCAGAATCTATTACGATGGATGGGTGCTAGCGACGATCAAATAAACAAAATCGCATTTGAATGTTTGAAGATCGAAGCAGGGAAGAAAAAATCATCTGAAGTTATCATTCCAGAATTTGTTCCTCGCAGCTTGCCAGAAAATTCATCTAAGATAACAGAAATTTTTATATTGAAAACTCCAGAAGTTATCCCTGTCGTTGAATACATCTATAAGAGAGGTCTGACCTTAGATGACAGCGATTTCTATTGGAGTCCTAAGTTCTTAGATCGATTGTTGATACCCATGACAGTTGATAAGAAATTAGTAGGATATATAGGTAGGAAGATCAAAGAAGGAAATCCAAAATACATAACAGAACATCCAGCACATGTTGTTTTTAATCTAGATAAACAGGGTTATGAGAACAAATTTGTTTTGGTTTTTGAAGGCAGCATAGATGCTCTGCTATTAGGTGGAGTAGCACTGCTTACTAATGAGATATCTAGAGAACAGGCACTGCAGATAAATTCTCTAGACAGACAAGTAATAATAGTACCTGATCGAGACAAACCTGGAGAGAGATTGATAGACCAAGCTATAGAATTAGGTTGGGCTGTTTCTTTTCCAAACTGGGAAGATGATGTGAAAGACGCAGGCGATGCTGTTCTTCGTTATGGTAGGTTAGCCACCATGATAAGTATCATGAAGAACGTTGAGACGAATGATTTAAAGATAAAACTTAGGAGAAAGATCAGTGGCTGATTATAACTACGATATTCAGAAGCTTTATCTAGAGATGTTTTTAGCTGACGCAGAAAGCTTTGTTCGTGTACAGAACATTTTTGATCCAAAGAGTTTTGATCGTAAGCTACAACCAGCGGCTGAGTATCTAAAGACCTATGTAGACAAGTATAAAGTGATGCCGGAACTGAGGATAGTGAAGGCAGAAACCAGCATAGATCTACAAGATGCGACAGATGTTCCTAAAGAAAACTATGAATGGTTGCTGGATGAGTTTGAGAGGTTCAGCAGGCATAAGGCACTCGAACGTGCGATATTAGCGAGCGCAGACCTCCTCGAAAAAGGTGACTATGGTCCTGTAGAAAAGATGATCAAGGATGCTGTACAGATCAGCTTAGCAAAAGACATGGGTACTGATTACTTTTATGATCCTCGTAGCAGGTTATTGAAACTAAAAGACAATAACGGACAGTTGAGCACTGGATGGAAAGCTATAGATCAAAAGCTGTATGGTGGATTCAATCGAGGAGAACTAAACATATTCGCAGGTGGGTCTGGTGCAGGTAAAAGTCTCTTCTTGCAGAATCTAGCAGTAAACTTTGCGACTGTTGGTTTGAACGTTTTATATGTCACTTTAGAACTGAGCGAAGAACTGACCAGCATGAGAATAGACAGCATGGTCACCGGAATCACTACACGGGAGATATTCAAAAGCATCGACGAAGTAGAGATGAAGGTTAAGATAACTGGAAAGAAGAGCGGAGCTATACAGATCAAATACATGCCAAGCGGAAAGAACGTGAACGATCTGAGGGCTTATGTGAAAGAATACAGCATACGCAAAGGACATACTCCAGATGTTATATTGATAGATTATCTAGATCTGCTGATGCCTATCAGCGTGAAGATCAGTCCAGAAAATCTTTTTATCAAAGACAAATATGTGAGTGAAGAGCTGAGGAACTTTGCTATGGAGATCAAAGCGATCACAGTAACAGCAAGCCAGCTGAACAGAGCAGCAGTTGAAGAAGTAGAGTTTGATCATAGCCATATCAGTGGTGGGTTATCGAAGATACAGACAGCAGATAACGTGATAGGTATTTTTACTAGCAGGGCTATGCGCGAGCGCGGACGCTATCAGATACAGTTCATGAAGACTAGAAGTTCAAGCGGCGTAGGTCAGAAGGTAGATCTAGCGTTTGATCCAGATACTTTGAGGATCAGCGACTGCGACGATACTGAGGAAGATTCAAATCCTATCGGAGGACGTAGCAGGATATCAGAAAGCATCAAGAACAGGACCACTGTTACAGCTGGACAGAAAGCAGAAACAGATCCAATAAAAGATATGGCCAAAGTCAGGGCAGAAACTGGTAGCAGCAAGCTGAGAGAATTGCTAGGTAATCTAGGTAATCATGAAGACATATAGATTAAAAGATACCTATGACGAGCATCTGCAAGAAAATAACAGTGCCTTATATTTCTTGACTAGCCTAAGCGCCGATAAGGTAACTATAGATTAGCAATATGAAAGAGAACGTGGAACCAGTGCTACTATATCAATAGTAACAGCTAAGTTCCACGATCCTATTTCTGAGATGATGTTCTTGTTGCGCTTCAGTGAACTAGTTGATCAATGCACGTAGAGTGTGATAAACAGTGCGTGCTGCTTAGCCTTGCTATTGATCATCGCTTTCCATAGCTTCTTTAACATTACTTGCAACCTTTATTGATGATCTCTAGTTCTTCTTCAGTATAGGGCCACATCTGTTTTTCTCCTTAGAATCCAAAAGGACGCCTCTGGGCGTACTTTAGGCGAGTGTACTCTCTAGACCAATGTTCAATATCATATATGCTTTTTGGATTATGCGCATTGATGAATCGTTCTTCGCTGTCCATGATATTTTCCCATTTGGTAAAAAAATCCCATATTGCTTTGAATATCATAAACTAGCTCCTCTCCTCTGGACGCTCTTGTTTGCGATAAAAGGAATATCACAACGGTTGATGCCTAGATCAGCTAGATCGCGATTGCTCAGTGCAGTTAGTTCATTTACTGTCTTGCGATAACGTATGTATCTACGGTATGACCTGTAGATATCGATCAATATTTTCTTCATAACTGTCTCCTTGTGTGTGTTATTACAACAATATACAGCTATTTACCTTGCAGAGCAATAGAAAATATTGCATCGCAATACAACTCTAGTATGCAAAAAATGCATAACTAGATGTCATTTTATTGTCATCTATGCAAGTTTAGTGTCTTAGGTCAGTAAACATAGAATAGAGCAAGAACAGCAGTAACAGGACTAATATTAAAATAAAAATCCCTGCCATGTCTAGACTCCGTATCTGTTCCTCTTTATTTTAGCAACTGGGCTAACCTTGTTGTTCTGCAGAGGTTCTTCACTTTTTCCAGTGCTGAGCTGTTCTTTTTCAAGCTTGTGGTTACGTATCGATCGTTCTACACGCTCTCTTTCGTTATCGTCGTAGGGCATGATGAATCCAGACTGTCCTAGATTATCTACGCTGGCCACGTTACGGTCAC